AGTGTATTTGACTTAGACATCGACAGTAATGGTCGTTGGTCAGTTGAGAAGTTTAAAGGTCTTCTGTTCCAGATCGAAAGAGATGCAAACAGAATCGCACAAAGAACTCGTCGCGGAAAGGGTAACGTCATCCTTTGCTCTGCTGACGTTGCTTCTGCATTAACAATGGCTGGTGTACTTGATTACACACCTGCACTTAATGCAAACCTTAATGTTGATGATACTGGTAACACATTTGCTGGTACTATCCAAGGTAAGTATAAGGTATACATCGATCCTTATTCTGCTAACCTAGCAGCTAACAACTCTGGACTTGCACAAGGTGCTAACCAGTACTACGTTGTTGGTTACAAAGGTTCTTCACCTTACGATGCTGGTCTGTTCTACTGCCCATACGTTCCTCTACAGATGGTTCGTGCAGTTGGTCAGGAAACCTTCCAACCAAAAATTGGCTTTAAGACTCGTTACGGTCTTGTTGCTAACCCATTTGCAGAAGGCACAACAGCTGGTCTTGGTGCTCTTAAAGTTAACTCTAACCGTTACTACAGAAGAGTTGCTATTAAGAACCTCATGTGATCTAAATATCTCGGTTCGAGATGGATCAAAAGACTCTCCTTCGGGAGGGTCTTTTTTATGCCTTGACAAAAGTTTCTAAAGCCTATATAATTACGTATATAAATCAATGAATTGCATAAGTAAATATGACTGCAACACTAAGCACCCCTATATCATCCATGAGAACCTTGATTCCTTTCACTGGAGGGAACTGGTCAGATGTTCTCGACAATGAAGTATTTCAAGCTATCATTAAAAGTCCTCCTTCATTCTGGGGATTAGAATACAGGGGTTTCCAAGTATCTGATATGACAGAGGTGGATACTGATGACTCTGGTAATACTGCACGATCAGGTGGAACAAAACTAAAAAAGAATGATGTAGAAAAAGGTTGGGATGTTTCTGAAAGACCATTAATTCTAGTTTGGGTTGGACAAGAAATATATCTTTGGGATGGATTCAACAGATGGTGGAAACTCAATGATATGGGTGAAATCTATGCACCAACATGGGTCTATCAACTCAAAGAAGGATTTGACATGCAAGATGTCAAAGAGCATGTTCAACTTAGTGCTAACAATACTGCTAGAGCAGATGAGCATACAAAACGTGACTTCATCAACACAGGACTCTACTGGGCAGAAAGACATGGTATTGAAGATCTTGATAAGATCATTGAGTGGGTAAATCGTTCTGAGCATAGTTGGAACAAAAGACAAATCGATCAAATTGCATCTTCGATTTACTTAGAGTCTGAGACTGCTCATGTAAGACATATCATCACAGGTTCAGCAGCAAGAAAAGAAGCTTGTGAGTTTGTGGGTGCTGAACTTACATATAAGAAGGACAATAACGGTGAGGTTATAGTTGAAAACCCAATCGTCATATGCACAAAAGTTGATGATTATATTAAAGATGCTTTTGTACAACATATGAGAAAATTTGTCAAAGATGATGAAGAAGGACAACTTGAAACCACAGAACTCATAGGTTATACTAAGGGTTGTGATACTGCTGAAGGTGTAAGAGAACAACGTCAAAACGCAAAAAATATGTTTGATGAATTAGATCAGTTGGTAGTAGGATATGCTATGCTCAAGATGAAACTAAATGGCAAAGTACCATACAAGTGGTTAGGATTCTTACCTCAACTTTATGGCACTGAGTGTGGTGATGGATGTGAAAACAAACTAGTAGACTAATATCAAGAGGGTTAATCACCCTCTTTTTTATGGGTATAAATAATATGCCTAGTGTAGACTAAGATGAATAATGTCACAATTAACAGACAAACAAGCCGCAAAGAAACTTCTTAAGTTAGCAAAAGAACATCCTGATTGGTATAGTAAAAAGGATATCTTTTATGCTAAGATGATGAAGAAGAGAATTAAAAAAAGAGAACAGTTGAAGGATAAATAACTAAAAAACTATAATGGCAATTTCTAACGGACTAAAAAATCAAATACAAAACAAGAACTTTTTGAGTCCTGTTGGATTTAAATTTATTCTTAACAGAACTCCCAAGGTAGCATTCTTTTCTAACTCAGCAGTGATACCTGGTTTTTCTTTAGGTACTGCTGTGCAACCAACATACTTAAAAGATATAGATCTTCCAGGTGACAAGCTAACCTTTAATGATTTCTCATTACGATTTCTAGTAGATGAAGATTTAGAAAACTATAATGAAATACAGAAATGGATGCGTGGAATGGGTTTTCCAGAAAGTCTAGAAGAGATCTATAAGTTTCAGAAAAGTGATCCCAATGCACCACAAGATAATAAAAGATTGAATCTATATTCTGATGGAACATTGAATGTTTTGACAAGTAATCAAGTTCCTAACTTTAAAGTAAAATTCAGTGATCTATTCCCAGTGTCATTATCTGATCTAAACTTCGATGCTACTGATACAGATATAGACTACTTGACAGCAGAGGTCACATTTAAGTATACTATATACAACCTTACCGATTTGGGTGATAATCCTTTATGAATCTAAATCTTGAAGAAATTCAAGAGATGTGGGAAAAAGATGCAAAGATGGATAGAGATAATCTACATGAAGAATCATTGAACATCCCCTCTCTACATGCTAAGTATTTTGAACTTTATAATACAATCTTCTTACTAAGGAAGAAAGCAGAACAACAAAGGAAAAATATCCGTCATGAACGGTATGAGTATTTTAGTGGGAAAGCAGATCCAGAGGTATATCAAGATAATCCTTTTCCAAAGAAGATAAGAGATAAGGATACGATGCAGAAATATATGGATGCAGATGAAAAACTATCTACGTCAAGCTTGAAGATAGATTACTATGATACAATGTTAGTATACTTAGAAAGCATACTTAAGGTAATACAGAACAGAACATTCCAGATAAAGAATGCAATAGAGTTTATGCGTTTTAATTCGGGATTAGGATGATGAATCCATTACACAGAGGAAAATTAAGTGAAAAGTTTTTCGAGCATGAATACTATAAAGTTATTGATAATTTAGAATATCAACTTCTTCCACCGCAAATTGATATTGGTTGGGATTTTCTTATAGCAAAAACTGGTAAGAGAATACAAGTTAAAAGATTTACTCCACAAGGAAAAAGATATAATCCTAATACTCTTGATTTAAGAAGAAAAAGAAATAAAGGAACTGGAAATTATACAGGAAAGGAATTTGATTATATAGTTGTACATAACACTTCTAATGATGATCTTATAATTGCCAGTATAGATCAACTAAAAAAAGAAGATGGGACAATGAGAACTAGTATTTCTATATGTCCTACACAACGAGGGAAGGGATTAATCAACGAAGGATTTGCTGTATTAAAGGCTTGACATAACTTCATAAATACCCATAGATGCATGGGTTAAGTGATCGACACAACGGCCAATGTGGTAATATCCAAGGCCAACGAAGTATTTTTAAAAATTAATACAGAACCTCATATTGAGTATGAGCTAAGGGATCACTTTACCTTTGAGGTAGAGGGTGCAAAGTTCATGCCCCAATATAGAAGTAAGTATTGGAATGGTGAGATACATTTATATGATTTGAGATCGAAAAAGATATATGTTGGTCTTCTAGATAAAATTATTTCTTTTTGTGAGAGACACGATTATACTTACAAGTTTGAAGATAACCAATATTATGGAGCACCATTTGAATCAAATGATGGTATCTCTTATGAGGGTGTAAAAGATTATATGAAATCTATTTGTTCTCATTCTCCGAGGACATACCAAATTGAGGGAGTATACGATGCTCTAAAGTATAACCGAAAGCTATTGATATCACCAACTGCTTCAGGTAAATCTTTGATGATTTATTCTCTCGTAAGATATTACGTAGATAAAGGGCAAAAAATCCTCTTAGTTGTTCCAACGACATCTCTTGTAGAGCAGATGTATAAGGACTTTGAGGATTATGGTTGGGATGCTGAGTCATATTGCCACCGCATATATGCAGGAAAAGATAAAACAAATGAACATCCAGTAACAATCACCACATGGCAATCTGTTTATAAACTAGAACGTTCATTCTTTGAAGATTACAATGTAGTTATAGGAGATGAAGCTCACCTATTTAAGAGCAAGTCTTTAGTTAACATAATGACTAAGTTACATCATGCTAAGTATAGATTTGGTTTTACTGGAACATTAGATGGCACACAGACGCATAAATGGGTCTTAGAGGGTTTGTTTGGACCATCATACAAGGTAACAAAAACAGATCAATTAATGAAAGAAGGACATCTTTCTCAACTGGATATACAATGTATTGTTCTTAAACATCCTTCTCAAAAGTTTGAAACATATCAAGATGAAATAGAATATCTTATTAGTCACCAACAGAGAAATAACTTTATCAAAAACCTATCACTTGATTTGAAAGGAAATAGTTTAGTTCTCTTTTCTAGAGTCGAAGCACATGGGCAAGTGCTTTATGATTTAATAAATAGTAACAAGAAAGGTGACCGTAAAGTATTTTTTATTCATGGTGGTGTAGACACTAGTGAAAGAGAACTTGTTAGAGAAATTACCGAGGAACAATCAAATGCGATCATCATTGCAAGTTATGGCACTTTTAGTACTGGGATCAACATTAAGCGGTTGCACAATATTATCTTTGCTAGCCCCAGTAAGTCCAGAGTTAGAAACCTCCAGTCCATCGGTAGAGTTCTTAGAAAAGGAAAAGACAAAGTAAAAGCAACATTATATGATATCTCTGATGATTGCTCTACTAAAAGTAAAAAGAATTATACATTAAACCATCTAATTGAAAGAATTAAAATTTACAATGAAGAGAATTTTAATTATGATATCATCACCGTACAACTAAAGAAATAATTATGGAAGACGATTTCTATGCAACCATAAAATTTAAAACTGGAGAAGAAGTATTTGCCAAGGTCGCAGCTTCTGAAGAAGAAGATAGGACTATGTTGATAATTTCTAATCCAGTTACAATTGATCAGATTAAAAGTAGGTCGGGTCTTCAAGGTTTTAAAGTAGAACCTTGGTTAAAGACCACCTCCGAAGATATGTTTGTAGTTGATATTGCCGACGTATTAACTCTAAGTGAGTCTAATGATATGGAAATGATTGTAATGCATCAAGCTTATATTAATAACTCTAATTCTTTTATAAGAAAGAATAATAAGTTAGATCGAAAAATGGGATATATTAGTAACGTCCAAGATGCTAAAAAGATATTAGAAAAGATCTATAAGAATAATATAGAACCTAAGAGCTAATACCTTTTCTGAAACTCCACAAAGTTATTCTAACTGCAATTTAGATACTTGTCAAGTCGGGATTTAAATGTTATAATATCTACATAGTAGTGATAACGACTTATGGCAATAAGACCTATGGTTAAACGGAAAAGGTCAGAGCACTATGTGAATAACAAAGAGTTTCTTGCTGCTCTCATTAGATACCAAGAAGATATTGAGATAGCACAACTTCAAGATAAACCTAAGCCTGTCATACCAAGGTATATTGGTGAGTGTTTCTTAAAGATTGCTACGCACCTATCTTTCAAACCAAACTTTGTCAACTATATGTTCAAAGATGATATGGTTTGTGATGGAATAGAAAATTGCGTACAATATATACATAACTTTAATCCAGAGAAATCTCGCAATCCATTTGCATATTTTACCCAAATCATTCACTATGCATTCTTAAGAAGAATACAGAAGGAAAAGAAACAGTTAGAAATTAAGAATAAGATATTAGAAAGAACTGGTTACGAGCAAGTATTTGATACTGATGCTAATGGTAATGATTCAGATTATAATTCAATCAAAGATTCAGTTCATTCTAAACTTAGATACTAATGAAGATTGCGATCATAACAGATCAGCACTTTGGGTGTCGTAAAAACTCTAAACTTTTTCACGATTATTTCCTAAAGTTTTATAATGATGTATTCTTTCCTACACTTGAGAAAGAAGGTATTACCACGGTCATTGACATGGGTGATACTTTTGATAGTAGAAAAGGAATTGATTTTGCTGCATTGACATGGGCTAAGGATCATTATTTTGATCGTCTAAAACAGATGGGCATTACTGTCCATACTATTGTTGGTAATCATACAGCATACTATAAGAATACAAATGATATCAATGCAATAGATTTATTGTTGCGTGAGTATGATAATATTCCCATCTATGCAGAAACAACTTCTATTGAAGTAGGTGGTTGTAATATTCTTCTTGTACCTTGGATCAATAGTGAGAATAGGGATATGAGTGTAGCAATGATTAATAAGTCAAGAGCTTCTGTATGCATGGGACATCTGGAACTTAATGGATTCAGAGCAACACCAGGTCATATGATGGAGCATGGTATGGAGTGGGATATATTTAAAAAATTCAAAAAGACATTTTCTGGGCATTATCATTGTCGTTCCAATCAAGATAATATTTACTATCTTGGAAATCCTTATGAGATGTTTTGGAATGATGTCAATGATGATAATAGGGGATTTCATTTATTTGATACAGAGACCCTAGAACATACACCAGTTAATAATCCATATAGACTTCATCATATACTTTATTACGATGATCATGACCATCAGTTATTTGATGCTAGACAACTCAGTGGTAAGATAGTAAAATTAGTTGTACGCAATAAAAGCAATCAAGTCCAGTTTGAAAAATTTGTAGATAAGCTCTATAATTCTGATGTATCGGAATTAAAGATTGTGGAGAACTTTTCTCTGCATGAATCTGAAGACTTTGAATCATTAGAGTCTGAAGATACTATATCTATTTTGAATAGGTATATTGAAGAGTCTGAGATTGACATTGACAAGTCCCAAATTCAAAAGATAATGCAGGACATCTATCAAGAAGCTTGTGAATTGGTTTAATGTTTATTCTTACTATCGATGGCAAAGAGAAGGAGGGAGCTTATGCTGTAACTCGTGACGATGGAGAAGAAGTTCTTTATCTATTTGAACAAGAAGATGATGCTGTTAGATTTGCATATCAGTT